TGACTTTGTCCCATAGATTATGAGCTATGCTCTAACTCGTTCATTAAGAATAATGCAAACCATGAGGTGACTCCACAAAGTGGTGACAAATTGAAAGAAATTGACAAATTGAGAGAAATTGACCAATTGAGAGAGATTGACAAACTGAGAGAGGTTGACCAATTGAGAGAAATTGACAAATTGAGAGAGATCGACTAATTGAGAGAGATTGACGAATCGAGAGAGATTGACTAGAATTCAGAGAATCCGTTACATGCACGATAGCAGGTTCAAGCGTTCCTGAACTGAAATGGGAATGCCGTTTCAAGGCACGAAGCTGAGGTTGAAGAAAAACAACTGAACAATCCGAGAGACAACTCGTCTGCTGATTGCACAGCGACAAACCGTGTGGCGTACCCAACGATAAAGGTTGAGTGAAATGCAATTATCACTCATGCGTAACGAAAGGAGTTAATGATGGGACACAGTAATGTGGAAGAAATTGATTTCGAGACTCAATTGTCCCAGTGTTCCTCCTTTGTCATTCAGCCCTTCCGAAGGAAATATCTCTCCGAATATTACTCGAGATATTCGAAGGATAATGATAACGAACTTTGGGATGACAATGTCGCTAGTGTCTTAGAGGAACAAGGCTATTGCATTGAAAATGATCCTAGATCAGTTTACAGTGTGAATAAGCTTTATCAAGCTCTAGCAAAGTATGCGCCAGAACACGAACCTAAGGTGGACATGTCTAATGCGGACATTAGAGATGGCGTTCGTTTAGCGTATGCATGTTTCGCGAAACCGCATGATACACCAGTTCTTCAAGTTTCTGACTTTACGCCTAAATTTATCCAATCTATTACTAGTAATAGAAAGGCTAGTTCAGGGTTGACAGCGTGGGGTCAAACTAAAGCTGAGTCATATGTTAGGGCATATGAGCGCGGTATTCAAGAAATTTGTGGGCAGAAGAGGTCAGATCCATGCGTTGCGTTCAAAAGAACGCAGTTCAATGGAAAGACTAGGTTAGTGTGGGGTTATCCCTATGCTAATACCGCAAAAGAGGGATTATTTGCTCGTCCTTTAATTGAGCAATTCAAAGATGGTAACACTCCTATGTCTTTTGGGATGCACACTGGTGCCCTTGGTGCTCGTTTGAGAACGTCTTCTTACCATAAAAAGTGGGCATATTCAACTGACATCTCTTCTTACGATTCCAGCCTTGGTAAGGAGTTGTTGGTTACCGCATTTGATATTTTAGCAACATGGTTTGATCTCAGTCAAATTGAACCAACGACAGGTGTCCGGTATTCGGTCATTTGGAAGCAAAATGTTGATTACTTTATTCACACTCCAATTGTCATGCCAAATGGCAAAGTGTATAAGGGAAAAACTCATGGAGTACCTTCTGGCTCCTATTTTACTCAGATCGTTGATTCCATCGTCAACACAATTATTTGTGGGGCGATAGCTAAACATTTTAATCTCTTCCTGGATAAGAATGATCTTTACGTTCTCGGTGATGATCTATTATTCTGGAGTAATCGCAACATCGATTTGGCAGATATTGCAGATTACGGATCAAGAACTTTTGGTGTAGAGATGAATGCTAGTAAATCTAGCAAGTTTAACTATCAAGATGAAATTCACTACCTTGGACGTGATTGGAAGCAGGGCGTTCCAGATTTGGCTGAGAATGAGATTTTGAAGAGAATGGCACAACCCGAAACATTTCGGAAGTACTCTTCTGATCCTGAGAAGCGTGCTTGTGAGGTACATCTTTTGCTGTTATCGTATGCCTGTGTTTATCGACGAGCGTACACGATTGCGATCTCAACAATGGCTGGCAGGAACACATATTCAGTTGGTCCTCAAGCTCTTCAAAGTTACATGTTGCATGGAGGATGGCGACGAATTAGAGTTGAAGAAAATTCCTACTCTCTTTCAGGATTACAGCGATACATGAGAAGGTATCAATCCTCGGGCAATCAAGATTCTCCAGTCGCACTTCAGTTCTGGAAGTGAGACAAGTTGATAGGACCGAG